GCTCGAGCTCAGCGGCTTGCACGTCGAGTCGGAGCGCCGGCACGAGGGCTGGGGTACTGCGCTGATGCGCCTGGTGTGCGCGGAGGCTGACGCCGAAGGCGCGGCGCTGCTGCTGTGCGTCGAGCCAAGCGACAGCACGATGACCCGCGAGCAGCTGGCCGCCTGGTACGCCCGCCACGGCTTCACGCAGATCCAGGCCGAGCCGCTGCTGATGGCCCGGCCACCGACACCGAAGACCTGACCATGCACGACACCGAAGACGACAAGCAGGCGTCCGGCAGCGACCACGATGCACTGCTGGCAGAGGCCCGGCGCCGCATGGAGCAGTGCACGTCGGCCGATGGCCACGACCGCGCCGAGGCGCTGGAAGACCTCCGGTTCCTGAAAGGGGAGCAGTGGGACCCGCGCGACGCGGCCATGCGCGCCGCCGATGGCCGGCCCTGCCTGACCATCAACAAGCTGCCCGCGTTCCTGCGCCAGGTCACCAACGACCAGCGTCAGAACAAGCCGGGCATCAAGGTGCACCCAGTCGATGATGGCGCGGACCCGGAGACAGCCAAGGTGCTGCAAGGCCTGATCCGGCACATCGAGTACAGCTCCAATGCAGATGTGGCCTACGACACCGCGGTGAACAGCGCGGCGGCGTGCGGGCGCGGCTTCTTCGTCCTGGAGACCGACTACGAGAGCGAGACGAGCTTCGACCAGGTCGTCAGGTTCAAGCGCATCCGCAACCCGTTCACGGTCTACTTCGACCCGAACAGCAAGGAGCCGGACGGCAGCGACGCGCGCTTCGCGCTGATCAGCGAGGACATGCCGCGCACCGAGTTCCGCGACCTGTACCCGGACGCCGAGGCGGCGCAGGACGGCTGGGCTCGCGCTGTGGGCGACAAGTACCCGGGCTGGCTGGACCAGCAGACGGTGCGCGTGTGCGCCTACTACCGCGTGGAGGAGAAGCCGGCCACGCTGGTGATGCTCACGACCGGCGAGGCCGTCTATGAAGACGAGGCGCCCGACGACGCGGAGATCGCGCTGGACGCCAAGGGCAAGCCGATCACGCGCAAGAGCACGAAGCGCGTCGTCATGCGCTACCTGGTCACGGCGCTGGACGTGCTGGACGAGACCGAGGTGCCGTGCCGCTGGGTGCCGGTGTTCCCGGTCTACGGCGACGAGCTGGACATCGAGGGCAAGGTGCGCCGCTCGGGCCTGGTTCGCGACGCGCGAGACCCCCAGAAGATGTACAACTTCTGGATGACGGCGGCCACCGAGGAAGTGGCGCAGCGCCCGCGGGCCCCCTTCATCGGCGCGGCCGGCCAGTTCGACGGTGACAACCGCTGGGCCACGGCCAACAAGCGCAGCTATGCCTACCTGGAGTACGAGCCGGTGACGGTGGACGGCCAGCTCGCGCCGCCGCCGCAGCGGCAGCCCATGGCCGACGTGCCGGTGGGCACGCTGCAGATGGCCATGCACGCCAGCGACAACATCAAGGCGACGACCGGCATTCACGATGCCTCGCTGGGCGCCCAGGGCAACGAGACCAGCGGTCGCGCGATCATGGCTCGCCAGCGCGAGGGGGACGTCTCGAACTTCCACTTCACGGACAACCTGTCGCGCGCGATCCGCCAGGCCGGCCGCTGCCTGCTGCAGATGATCCCGCGCGTGTACGACACGCCGCGCGTGGTCCGGATCCTGGGCGACGACGAAACCGTGACGCATGCCAAGGTCAACCAGCCGCTGCCGCAGCCCGAGGTGGACGAGAAGACCGGCGCGGTCAAGACGGTACTCAACGACCTGACGGTGGGCACCTACGACGTGACGGTGTCCGCCGGCCCGAGCTACAGCACGCTGCGCCAGGAGGCCGCCGATGCCATGGTCCAGTTCGGGCAGAGCTGGCCCAGGCTCATGGACATCGCCGGCGACAAGGTGGTGCGCGCCATGGACTGGCCCGGCGCCGAGGAGATCGCCGAGCGCATCGAGCGCACGATCCCGCCCGAGCTGCGCGGCGAGGAGGGCCAGGGGCCGCCGCAGCTGCCGCCCGAGGCGCAGCAGCAGATGGCCCAGATGCAGGGCTACATCCAGCACCTGGAGCAGCAGCTGCAGGCCGCGGCGTCCGGCATCGAGAAGGCCCGCATCGACGCAGAGAGCCGCGAGCGCGTGGCGCAGATCAACGCCGTCGGCAGGCAGGACGTCGAGGAAATCAAGGGCTGGGTGCAGCTGCTCGCGCAGCGCATGCAGCCACCGCCGCAGCTCACCGCTGCAGCGCTCAACGAAGCCGCCCCCGAGGCGGCTTCTTCGTTTTCGCCCCCTGGTGCTGACGCCACCGGGGAACAGGCGCCCAGCAGCGTCCCCACACCGACCGGGCAGGACGGGCAGCCATTCATGGGATGACCATGCAGACCGAGAGCAACACCAGCACCCCCGAGCAGCAGACCGGCGCGCCCGCGCAGGTTGATCCCCAGCAGGCGCAGCAGCAGGGCAACCAACCCGGCGGCGAGGCCTCGCAGGGCACTGCTCAGACCGATGGGCAGCAGCAGGACGGCCAGCAGGCCGAAGAGCAGCAGCAACAGCAGCGCGACGACAAGGGCCGGTTCAAGCCACCGGTGCAGGCGCGCATCGACGAGCTGACGCGCAAGCGCCACGAGGCCGAGCGCGAGGCCGCGTACTGGAAGCAGCAAGCCACCGGACGGGCGCAATCGGGCCAAGAGCCCGCGCTCCAAGAGCCGCGCCCGGAGCAGTTCGAGGACTACGGCCAGTACACCAAGGCGCTCGCGCGCTACGAGGCTCAGCAGCTGTTCGCCCAGCGCGACCAGGAGCAGAGCAAGACCGCGCAGGAGCGCGCTCAGCAGGCCGAGCAGCAGGCGCAGGCGGTCCGGGCAGAAGCCTGGGCCGAGCGGCAGCAGGCTGTGAAGCAGGTGCTGCCCGACTACGACACCGTCATGTCGGCGGCCGCCAACGTGCACGTGTCGCAGGCGGTGCAGGAGGCCCTTCTGGACAGCGACATGGGTCCGCAGCTCGCGTACCACCTCGCCAAGAACCCGGCGCTCGCGCAGCAGCTCAGCGGCATGTCGCAGCGCCAAGTGGACCGCGAGATCGGCCGCCTGGAGGCCTCGCTGTCCAAGCCTGGCGCCGCCCAGAAGGCTCCGCCCGTCAGCGGCGCCCCCAAGCCGGGCCGCCCGCTGGGCGCAGGCACGTCCCAGAACACCGACCCGTCGCGCATGTCGATGGAGGAGTACAGGGCGTACCGGGCCAAGCAAGGCGCCCGCTGGGCCACCTGACGCGCACCAACCAATGCAGCCGCCTCCGGGCGGCTTTTCGTATCTGAGAGGACCACACCATGAGCAACACGCTCGTTACCTGCTCCATCGTCGCCAAGGAAGCCCTGGCGGTGCTGGAGAACATGCTCGGCTTCACACAGGGGGTGAACCGCGACTGGGAAGAGGAGTTCACGGGCAACATGTCCCGCGGCTACGCCCCGGGCCAGACCATCAACATCAAGCGCCCGCCGCGCTACACCTACCGCTCGGGCCGCGTGGCGTCGCCGCAGGGCACGGTGGAAACCACGGTGCCGTTGACCCTGGCCCAGGGCGGTACTGACCTGAACTTCTACGGCTCGGAGCGCACGCTGTCGCTCACGCAGCTGGAGAAGAAGCTGCAGGCAGCCATGGCCACGGTGGCCAACGAGATCGACCGCCAGGGCCTGCTGCTGGCCGGCCAAGCCACCTACAACGCCGTGGGCACGGTCGGCACGCTGCCCACCACGCAGGCCAACGCCCTGGCGGCCGTGACGGCGCTCAACCAGCGCCTGGACGAGATGGGCGCCCCGCGCGACAAGCAGCGCGCGCTGATCCTCAACCCCGCGATGAATGGCTCGCTGATCCAGGGCTTCGCGGGCCTGTTCAACCCGGGCGGCTCGCTGTCCCGGCAGTTCGCCAACGGCGTGATGGTGGATAGCCTGGGCCTGGCCTACGCCATGGATCAGAACGTGGGCGTGCAGACCAACGGCACGCAGGCGTCCACCGGCGTGACGGTCAACGGCGCAAGCCAGACCGGCGCGACCATCAACGTCAACAGCGGCACGGTGACCGGCACGATCACCAAGGGCAGCGTCATCACGTTCGCAGGCGTCTACGCGGTCAACCCGCAGAACCGCCAGAGCACCGGACAGCTCGCGCAGTTCGTGGTGACGGCCGACGTCGCCTCGGGCGCTTCGTCCGTCAGCATCAGCCCGGCCATCACGCCCACCGGCGCCTTCCAGAACGTGACCGCCAGCCCAGCCAACAGCGCCGCGGTGACCATCCTGGGCGCGGCCAGCGCGACATACGCCAACAACATCGGCTTCCACAAAGACGCCTTCACGCTGGCGTGCGTGCCGATGTACGCACCCCCGGGCGGCAAGGGCGTGATCGACGTGGCCCAGGAGTCCTACAAGGGCCTGAACATCAAGGTCACCGAGTTCTACGACGGCACGAACGACAACTACATCATGCGTCTGGACGTGCTGTTCGGCTGGGCCGCCACGTACCCCGAGCTGGCGTGCCGCCTGGTCGCCTGATCGTTCTCATCACCAACCCCAGCGGGCCCGAGCGGCCCGCTTCTGCTTTCTGGAGTCACACATGGACTATCCCAAGATGCTTTACCGCCAGGGCAACCCGCGCGACTTCGTCGTGGTGAACGACGAGAACGAAGAGGCTGCACTGCCCGAGGGCTTCACCGACACGCCGGTGGCGCTCAACGAGGGCGAGCAGTTCGTGCCGCCCAAGGCCACCCGCACCAAGGCCTGACGTAGGAGGAGCGCCCATGAAATCCACGCTTACCTGCACGATCGCGCGCGACGGGCGCTCCGACGAATACGGCCGCCCGCTCGCCGCCGGCGCGACCTACACCGGCCCGGCCGCCTATGTGCTGGACCTGGTGCGCCAGGGCTTCGCCACCGTCGCGGACGTCAGCTCGTTCCGCGACGACATGCTGGCTTTGGCGCCGCGCGTGATCGTGTTGGCTCGGCAAGGGGCGGAGATCGCTGCCCCGGCAGACACGAACGAGAACACGTTGTTCTCGTATCTGCTGCCCGGCGGCCTGCTTGGCCCGAATGATGCGGTGCGCGTCTACTGCTACATGAGCTGCGACAACAACGCGAACACGAAGACGCTGCGCACGCGGCTTGGTGGCGTGGTTGCGTTGCAGAGCCCGGTCACGACCGTGCCCTTTGCGCACCAAGGATTCATCCTCGGCAACCGAAACTCGCGCTCCGCGCAGTCGGTGCAGATGACGCGGGACTACTCCGGCACGTCTGGCACCGCCATCGCCGTGAATACTGCCGTCGACCAGCTGCTGACGGTGTCGATCCAGAAGGGCGTGGCGGGAGACAACGCTGCCCTGGAGTCGGTGTCCGTCGAGTGGCTGCCGGCGGCGGGCTGACATGACGACCGCGCTGGATCTCATTACTGGCGCGCTGCGACTGATCGGCGCCATCGCCTCCGGCGAGACGGCGTCGCCCGACGAGGCGCGCGACGGCCTGCGCGCGCTCAACGACCTGCTGGAGTCGTTGAGCGCGCAGCAGCTCACCCTCTACAGCACCACGGACCAGGTCTTCGCGGTCGCCGCCGGCAAGGCGGCGTACACGCTGGGCCCCGGCGGCGACTGGCCCGGCTTCCGGCCGGTGGACATCGCCGGCATCTACATGCGCTACGGCGGCGTGGACTACCAGGTGCGCGAGATCGAGGCCGAGCGGTACAACGCGATCGCGCTGAAGCAGCAGCAGGCGCCGGTGGCGATGTACCTCTACTACAACGCCGACATGCCCCAGGGGCAGGTGGTGCTGTGGCCGGTTCCGAGCGTGACGGGCGTGCAGATCGTGCTGACCTGCAATGAGCCGCTGAGCGCGCTCAGCAGCACAGCGCAGGCGCTGAGCCTGCCGCCGGGTTACGCGCGGGCGCTGCGCTACGCGCTGGCCGTGGAGCTCGCGCCGGAGTTCGGCATCGAGCCATCGGCGACCGTGGTGGCGACCCGCAACGAGGCGATGAGTGCCATCAAGCGCGCCAACAAGCGGCAGCCGGTGCTGACCTGCGACGACGCGCTGGTGGGCGGTGCCGGCTACGGGCTGGCGAACTTCATGGGAGGCTTCTGATGCCGACTCTCGGCGACTTGATGAGCGTCGGTCGCAGCGCCGGCGGCAGCCTGCGCGACCTGGCGCAGGGCGCATCCAATGCGGCAGCCGGGCAAGTCTCGATGCCCGTCGACGCTGTCGCGGCGCTGCTGCGCGCGGCCGGCGTGCCGGTGCCGCAGGACCCGGTTGGCAGCTCGGAATGGATGGCCCGCATGGGCCTCACGCGCGAGCCGCAGGGCAAGTTCGCCGGCTCGCTCGGCGAGAGCCTGGGCGGCGCCGTGCCGGGCCTCGCCGGCATGCGCGCCGGCGGCGCTGCCGCGCGCCTGGTTGATGACGCCCTGGCCGGCAAGGCCACCGGGCTCATCCCCGCCGGCCAGCGCTGAGCTGTCCTGCTCCACCACCCGGCCCGCCTCGTGCGGGCCTTCTTCTTTCTGCCATGCCTGCAGCCTTCCCCTTCGTCGGCGGTGCTTACGAGAGCCGCGCGCGCAGCGCGAACGCCCAGCGCTGCGTGAACCTCTACCCCGAGGCGTCCGGACCAGATGCCAAGGGCGTGGCGGCTCTGATCGGCACGCCCGGCCTCGCCGCCTGGGCCACGCTCGGCGCTAGCCCGATCCGCGGGCTGCTGCGCTTCGATGCGGACACGCTGATCGCCGTGGCCGGGCGCAACGTCTACCGGGTCACCACTGCCGGCGTCGCGACGCTGCTGGGCACGATCAGCCCGGGTGCCGGCCCGGTGAGCATGGCCAGCAACGGCACGGTGGTGATGCTGGTCACCGGCGGCACGGATGGGTACTGGATCGACCCGGTGGCCGGCACGGTGCAGCCCATCGCGGACGACGCTTTCACCGGCGGCGGCGCGGTGGCGTTCTTGGACGGGTATTTCGTCTGGAACGTGCCGGCCACCGGGAAATTCCAGCTCTCCGGCCTGTACTCGCAGGACATCAACGGCCTGGACTTCGCCACCGCCGAGGGCTCTCCGGACAACCTGGTCACGCTCGCCGTCGATCACCGCGAGCTGTGGCTGTTCGGCGAGACCACCACGGAAGTCTGGTTCAACGCCGGCACCGCGTCGTTCCCGCTGGCCCGCATCAGCGGCGCGTTCCTGGAGACGGGCTGCGCTGCCGCAGCTTCGGTCGCCCGCCTGGACAACGGCGTGTTCTGGCTGGGCCGCGACGAGAACGGCGGCGGCGTGGTGCTGCGCTCGCAGGGCTACCAGGCGCAGCGCATCAGCACGCATGCGGTGGAGCTCGCGCTGGCCCAGGCCGGCGACCTGAGCGCCGCGCGCGCGTGGACGTACCAGGTCGAAGGGCACAGCTTCTACGTGCTTAGCGCCGGCGACCGCACCTGGTGCTTCGACGTGGCCACGAGCCTCTGGCACGAGCGCGCATGGCGCGATCCGGCCGACGGCCAGCTGCACGCGCACCGCGGCGGCTGTCGCGTCACGTTCGCCGGCGCGACGCTGGTGGGCGATCGCGAAACCGGCGCCATCTACCGCCTGGACCTCGATACCTACACCGACGCCGGCGCGCCGATCCCGCGCATCCGGCAGTGCCCGCACATCTCGTCCGGACTGCGGCAACAGTTCTTCAGCTCGCTGCAGGTGGATATGGACGCAGGCGTGGGCCTCGTGAGCGGCCAGGGCAGCGATCCGCAGGCCGTGCTGCAGTGGAGCGACGACGGCGGCGCGAGCTGGAGCAATGAGCACTGGGCCAGTATTGGCCGATTGGGCGAGCGCAAGGCGCGCGTGCGCTGGCGGCGCCTCGGGCGCAGTCGCGACCGCATCTTCCGGCTGACCATCACCGACCCGGTGCCGGTGCGCATCACCGGCGCCACGCTCGACGCTGTGGCCGGCACGTCATGAGCGCCGCCCTGCAGTTTCTGGCGCCGCGCGTGCCGCTGGTGGACCCGCGCACGGGCCTGATGAGCCGAGAGTGGTTCCTGCTGTTCCAGGCGATCTGGGAGCGCGCCGGCGGCACCACCGGGCCTAGCACGCCGGCGCTTCAGCAGGCGCTGCAGACGCTGAGCGATGGCACCACGGCCACCACCGAGGAGCTCGGCACGGCGCTGCAGGCGCTGGCCGACGAGGTGGCGGCGCAGACCGATGCCGCGCAGCAGTCCCCGGCCATGGAGCCGCTGCCGCTGCCCGACGACCAGGCGCCCGCGACGCTGCCGGCGCCGGCGCAGACCGACGACCCCAGCGCCGAACTGTCCGCGCTGCGCGAAGAGCTGGCTGCGCTGCGGCGGCGCGTGCACGACATTGAACAAGGACTGATCCCATGACCGTCACCGCAAAGCCTCTGATCGAGGCCAAGGACGCCGAGACCGCGCAGACCACGCAGTACACGGCGCCTGCCAACACGCGCGCGCTGATCGACAAGCTGACCGCCACCAACACCAGCGGCAGCACCGCGAGCATCAGCGTGAACTTGGTGCCCAGCGGCGGCACGGCCGGCGCCACCAACCTAATCACCAAGACCAAGGCGCTGGCCGCGGGCGAGAGCTACACGTTCCCCGAGATCGTCGGGCACGTGCTGGCCGCGGGCGACTTCATCAGCGCCGTGGCCAGCGCCGCCGGCATCACGATCCGCGCCAGCGGCCGCGAGGTGACCTGATGGCCGAGCTGCTGAGCTACCGCGCGCGCGTTGGGCTGCAGGGCGGGTTCGAGCTGCTGCCCAGCCCGCGCGCTGCGGCGCTGGCCCTGAGCCGCATGCCGGACCCGGAGACGGTGCGACGCATGGAGCGCGCGATCCTGGAGCTGCCGCAGGTGGACCTGCAGACGCGGCACCTGGTGCACGGCGGCATGTACGCCCGCACGATCCTCGTGCCGGCCGGGTGCGTGCTCACCGGCGCGCTGACCAACGCCGCGAACGTGTGCATCGTCAGCGGCGACATCACGGTGACGACGGACGACGGCACGCGGCGCCTACGCGGCTACCACGTGCTGCCCGCGCAGCCAGGGTTCAAGCGCGCCGGGATTGCGCACGCCGACACCTACTGGACGACGCTGGTTGCCACTGAGCTGACCGACATCACCGAGATCGAGAACGCATTCACCGACGAGGCCGAGCTGCTGCAGACGCGGCGCCTCGGTATCGCCTACGAGCGCCCGCGGTCGCTGGAGCGCGACGACTACGCGTGCTTCCTGGTCGAGTTCGGCTTCAGCGATGAGATGGTGCGCCGCGTTGTTGCCGACATGCGGGACCACGCGGAACTGCCCACCTGGTGCACCAAGCTGGCCGTGGGCCCATCACAGATCGAGGGGCGCGGCACGTTCGCGGCGGCAGACATCGCAGGGGGCGAGGCCATCGCACCGGCGCGCCTCAACGGCGGCCGCACGCACGCCGGACGCCTCACCAACCACTCGCCGTCGCCCAACTGCCGATTTGAGCCGCAGGCCAGTGGCGACCTGCTCATGGTCGCGTGCCGCGCAATCCGGGCCGGCGAGGAGCTGACCGTGGACTACCGGCAGGCGGCCAGCGTCAACGGAATCGCCCATGAGCGCCTGGCGGCGCTGGAGGAGTAAGCATGTCCATGGCAATCGGGGGCGTCATCGTTGGGGGCGCGGTCCTCAACAGCATCACGTCCGACAGAGCATCGAAGCGCGCCGCAAACGCTCAGACCGCAGCCGCCGACAAGGCGTCGGCAACCGCGCTGGAGCAGTACTACCAGACCCGCGATGACCAGGCGCCATGGCGCGGCGCCGGCACGTTTGCGCTCTCGCAACTAGTGGGCGGCATGGGCGGCAACCCGGCGACCGTCACGGGAGCATCGGGCAGCGGCGTCCCCGGCGGCACCATAGGGCCGCTCAACGCCGGCACGCCGCCGGGCGCGACGGATGGCGGACTGGGGCGAGGCGCCTACAGCACCACCGGCAACACCACGGGCGACCTGATCCGCAGCTTCTCGCTCGCCGACCTGGCGGCCGATCCGCAGTACCGGGCGACCGTGGGCAGTGCGCCGCGCGACTTCTCGAGGGGCTTCACGGCGCAGGCACTGGGTGCGGACCCGATCTACGCCCGCACCGTCGGCAATCGCGACTTCAGCAAGGGCTTCACGGCGCAGGACCTGCAGAGCGACCCGAGCTACCAGTGGCGGCTGGGGCAGGGCCAGCAGGCGCTGGAGCGCAGCGCTGCCGCGCGCGGTGGCGCGCTGTCCGGCGGCGCCCTGAAGGACCTGGCCAACTACGCCCAGGGCGCCGCATCGCAGGAGTACCAGAACGCCTATGGCCGCTGGAGCAACGACCGCGCCTTCGCCGCCGACCAGGGCGCCAACGCCTACAACCGCTGGAACGGCGAGCGCGCGACCCAGCAGAGCGCGTACCAGGACGCCTACAACCGGTTCAACAGCGACACCACCAGCCGCTTCAACCGCCTGAGCAGCCTCGCCGGCATCGGGCAGCAGGCGAACAACACCGTTGCGAGCCTGGGCGCGCAGACCGCGGCTCAGGTGGGCCAGAACCAGCTCGCCGCCGGCAATGCGCGCGCGGCCGGCTACGTGGGCACGGCGAACGCCGTCAACAACGGCATGTCCAGTCTGCAAAGCATGTACTTCATGAACAAGTACCTCGGTGGTGGCGGCGCTTCACCGTCGCCTGCCGGCGGCGGCTACACGCCGACCTCGATGTACGGCGGCGACACCGGCATGACCGGCGGCTTCGACAACCTCCCGATGTACGCCTGAGGACGCAATGGCACTCGATCCCAACATCATCCTGGGCGTGCGCCCCGTGCAGGACCCCATGGAGTCCATGGGCCGCGCGATGTCGCTGGCCCAGCTCGCGCAGCAGGGGCGCCTGCAGCAGATGCAGGTGGAACAGGCGCAGCGCGAGCAAGAGGCAACCCGCTCCATCGCGGACATGTACCGCGGCGCCATCGGCCCGAACGGGGATTTGGACTACGCGAAGCTCACGCAAGGGCTGGCAGGCGCGGGCTACGGCGACAAGATCCCAGCGCTCCAGAAGAGCAGGATGGAGATGGAGGCGAAGCAGGCCGAGCTGGAGAAGCTGAAGACCGAGACGGCAGGCCTGAACTACGGGCAACTGCAGAAGCGCGTGGAGGCGACCAACGGCGCCTTGACCTCGCTGCTCGCCCGCCCGACGGTCACGCACCAGGACGTGCTCGGCGCGATGCAGGGCCTCGTGCAGCAGGGGCTGGCCAAGCCTGAGGAAATGCAGGCCGCGCTGCAGCAGATCCCGCAAGACCCCGCGCAGTTGCGCCCGTACCTGGAGCAGAAGCGGCTGGAGGGCCTGACCGCTGCCGAGCGGCTGAAGGCGCTCACGCCGAACCTGGTGGAGCGCACCGACAACAAGAGGAAGTGGTTCGAGGATGCGAACCCGATCACCAATCCGGGCGGCCCGAAGCCGCTGACGATGACCACCACGCCGGACGCCGACCTGAGCGCGACCACCGCGCGGCGCGGGCAGGATGTTGCGGCGGCGACGGCGGACGCCGGCCGGGCGCAGGCAGAGCGCCACTTCCAAGCCGGCGGCTGGCAGTACGACGGCGATCGCGGCGGCCTGGTCAACACGCGCACGGGCGAGTTCAAGCCGGCCACGCAGGGCGGCGTGCCGCTGGGCCAGAAGGACAAGGCACTGACCGAGGGCCAGGCGAAGGCCAATCTGTTCGGGACGCGGATGCAGGAGGCGGATCGGATCCTGACGCAGCAGGCTGAAAACGGCGGCGCGGACCGCCCCGGCTGGATCAAGCGGACCGCGGAGTCCACCCTGGGCATCCTGCCCGAGTGGGCAGGACGGCAGGGGCTTGTGGATGCCGCTGGGTCATCCCTCAACTGGACGCAGAGCGAGAGCCAGCAGAAGGCTGAGCAGGCGCAGCGCGACTTCATCAACGCCGTGCTGCGTCGAGAGTCCGGCGCAGCCATCGCGCCCAGCGAGTTCGCCAACGCGCAGAAGCAGTACTTCCCGCAGATTGGCGACTCCGGCGCCGTGCTCAGGCAGAAGGCCCTCAACCGGCAGACGGCCATCAAGGGAATGCTGGCCGAGGTGCCCGAGGGCAAGCGCACCACGGTCACGCCGACCGCACCGCCGACCCAAACCGCAGGCGGCCCTCCCAAAGTGGTCAACTTCTCGGACCTCAAGTAATGGACGTTCGTCTTCCCGATGGAACCCTGGTCCAGGGCGTGCCGGACGGCACAACGAAGGCAGACCTCGTGCAGCGGCTGCAGCGCAACGGCATGGCGGTGCCGGCCGAGTGGCTGGACAGCAAACCTGCGGCACCCGCCTCGGTGCAAGCCGGCACGACGCTGCGGGAGATCCCGCGCCAGCTCGGCCTGACGGCCCGGTACGGGCTGGAGGGCCTGGGGCAGGCGTCCGAGGTGCTCACTGAGCCTATCCGGCAGCTGCTCAATCCGGCGCTGCGCGCTGTCGGCTTGCCGCAGGCGGCGCCCACCGGGCAGGCTGCTTCCGCACTGGCCGACACGCTGGGCCTGCCGGCGCCGCAGACTCCCGACGAGCGCGTGGTGGCCGACGCCACGCGGCTGGTGGCCGGCGCTGGCGGCGTGGCAGGTGGCGCGCGCGTGCTGGCCCGTGGCGCAACCGGCCTGGCGCAGGCTGTGACGCAGGGTTTGGCCTCCAACCCGGGCCAGCAGGCCGTGGGCGCAGCCACCGCAGGCTTGGCTGGCGGCTCGGTGCGTGAGGCCGGTGGCGGCCCGGGCGAGCAGGCTGCGGCGGCGCTGGCGGGCGGCATCGCGGGTGGCGCTGCGGCGGCAAAGGCCTCGCAGGCCCTGCCCGCATTCCTGGACGCTGCCAAGCGCCGGCTCACGCCTCAGACCGAGCTGGTGCGCCAGGCCGACCAGCAGATCAACCTGGTGCTGCGGCGCCAGGGTATCAACTGGGCCGAGGTGCCCGAGTCGATCAAGGCCGGCATGCGCGAGGAGGTGGCGCAGGCGCTGCGCACCGGCGAGCAGCTCAACCCGGACGCGCTGCGCCGGCTGCTGGTGTTCCAGCGCACTGGCACGACGCCCACCGTGGGCATGCTCACCCAGGACCCGGGGCAGATCACGCGCGAGCAGAACCTCGCGCGCACCGGCGCGAACAGCACCGACCCGAGCCTGCAGCGACTGCCCTCGCTGGCCAACCGCAACACGGCGACGCTGCTGCAGAGCCTGGACGACGCCGGCGCGGCCAACGCCCCGGGCGCCTACGAGGCTGGGCGGCGCGTCATTGGTTCGCTGGATGCGCAGGCGGCGCGGGCGAAGTCGGAGATCGACGCCCTCTATGGCGCAGCACGGGACACCGCCGGTCGCAGCGCGGACCTCGACCCATACGCCTTCACCAAGCGCGCCAACGAGCTGCTGGACGAGGCTCTACTGGGCAGCAAGCTACCACCCGACGTGGCCAACGTCATGAACTGGATCGCCACCGGCAAGAAGCCCGTGGGCATGCATGGCAGCGTGCCGATGCCGTTCAACGTGGACATCGCCGAGCAGCTGAAGACGCGCATCGGCGATCTGCAGCGCAGCGCGCAGGATGGCCAGGTCCGCAAGGCGCTCGGCATCGTGCGCCAGGCGCTGGACGAAACCCCGCTGCGCGCCGCGCCGCAGGTCAACCCTGGCAACCTGCCGGCAGTCCCTGGCACGGTTCCACCATCGCCAGCAGCACTCGGGCAAGAGTCCATCGATGCCTTCAACAAAGCGCGCGCCGCCAACCGCGCATGGATGCAGCGCGTGGAGGCGAACCCGGCGCTGCGTGCCGCTGTGGACGGCGTGGAGCCCGACCAGTTCGTGCAGCGCTTCATCATCGGCAAGGGCGCCACCGCGGCCGACATGCGCGCACTGCGTGGCGAGTTGGATCCACAGGCGATGCAGGCCGTGAAGCAGCGCCTGGTGCGCTACCTGCGCGACGCAGCCACCGGCAGCACGGACGACATCACGAAGTTCAGCAACGCCGCGTACCGCCGCGCGCTGCGCGACATCGGCGAAGAGAAGCTGTCTGTGTTCTTTGCGCCGGAGGAACTGCAGCGCTTGCGCGACGTGGGCGACGCCGCGAAGTACATGCAGGCGCAGCCGGCGGGGAGTGCGGTCAACAACAGCAACAGCGGCGCGCTGATGCTTGGGCGCGGCCTGGACATGCTGGGCCGCGTGGCGCAGAAGGCGCCGCTGGGCCTGCGCGACGTCATCACCGGCGCGGTGCAGGGTGCGCAGCAGACCCAGGTCCTGCGGCCCAGCAACGCGCTGGCCCTGCGCCAGCAGCCGCAGCAACTCGTGCCGCTGTCCAGCCTGCTGCAGCCGGCCGCGCCCGGGATCGCGCTATCGGCCTTTCCAGGCATTCCACAGCGCCAGGACCGCGACCGACCCTAGCCAGCCCACAAAGATCGGGTCGAAGACGCTGAACAGCTGATCGAAGAACCCGCTCACCCGACCTCCCCAGCCCGCCACCCGGCGGGCTTTTTCGTTTCTGGAGACACCAATGTCTGCCACCCTCCTGCCGCCCGGCAAGCAGCGCTACACGAATGCCGACGGTACGCCCCTCGTCGGTGGGCAACTTTTCACCTACGACGCGGGCACCACCACGCCGCGGCCGACGTTCATGGACGCCGCCGGCTTGATCCCGAACACGAATCCCGTCGTGCTCGATGCGCGCGGCGAGGCCATGGTGTTCTGGAACGGGACCTACAAGGTGGTCCTGAAGGACGCCCAAGGTGCCACGATCTGGACCGTGGACGGCGTGCAGTCGTCCAGCGCTGGCACCGACACGCTGCGCGCGGACATGGCTGCGCATTCCGGCCCGGGCCTGGTCGGCGCACCGGACATGACGGCGAATTACGTGGTGGGCACGCTCGGCTGGATTGACCAGCAGACCGCGATCAACTTATGCGCGTTCCCGTTCTTGTGCGTGGCGGACGCCAATGTCGACGCCGCCACCGAGGCCGCGGTGGGCACCGACAACGCCGCGGCGGTGCAGTGGGCTATCACCTGGGCGCAGGACAGGGGCAAGGCGGTGTACGTCCCAGGCGCCTTCCGCGTGCACAACGCGGAGCTGACGATCCGCAAACCCATCGCGATCTTCTCGGACGCCGAGGCGGGCCAGGGTTACGGCAGTACGCCGACGCTGGTCTATAAGCCGCGCGCCGGCTTTGTGTTCACGGGATCCGGGCGGAGTGTGATCCGCACGCGCGTGAAGTGGCGCGGCGCGGCGTCCGACCCACAGGACGACCCGTTGTCCGTCGGCTTCAATATCCAGGCCGAATTCGTCACGATTCGCCGGGTATGCGCATATCTGTGGTTCAAGCGTCCCGACTCTGGTTTTGACCCGGCAGTTGAGAAAAACAACTACGGGTCCAATTACGACGTTGCATTTTTCGTCGGCTCGCGCGTGCGCACCGTGCTCGATAACGTGCACGTTATTGGATATTGGCGTCAAGCGTGTCTTTGGGAAGACGTTACCCGTGCGTCCAACCTGCCGCAGTGGAGCGACAAGGACGGCGTGAAATTCGACGCCGGCACGACGACTAACGGCGCCGACGGCACGGTGCTGATCAACCCGTTCTTCTATGGTGGCAAATGGGCCGTGCGGCGTACTGGCGCGCAGCCGAAACCAGGCCTCCCCTGGTACGGCTACCGGCTCACGATGAGCGCCACCATCACGGTGACGACGCAACCGAGCGCTGGGCAGACCGTGACCCTCAACGGCCAAGCCTTCACGTTTGTCACCGGCTCCGCTGACGGCAGCACCGATGTGCTGATCGGTGCGGACACGTCGGAGACTGCGGCGAACCTGGCGGATGCGGCCGAAACTTACACGGTCAGCTCCATCGCGGCCGGCGGCGCGCCGGTGACCCGGTGCGCCTCCTATTTCTCTGACGGCAACGTGGTGCGGTTGTTCCAGCGCGAGGGCCTGCCGACGATCACGAGCAGCGGCGGCAGCAATCCGTTCAGCGTCGCCACCACCAGCGCTGGCCTCACGCTGTCGGGCGGCTACATGGCCACGATCAGCGACCCGGCGCCGTACTACGACGCGCTGGCCGCGGCCGAGGCAGCTGCTGCGGGCCAGAGCTACACGGCAGGCGACGACCAGCGCGGCACTGTCGGCGCGTCCGACTTCAGGTGCTGGGGCGGCTGGCTCTATGGGCCAGACCATCACTCGCTGTATCGCGTTGCCGATGCGACTGGCGACTATGTCGCTGATGCGGCCACGTGCGGCGGCGTGGTCTATATCTCCGGGATGGCCGGCAACCAGAGCCGGAAAATCCAGGGGATGCAGTTCTACGGCACGCGCATCAGCTCGTTTGAGCCGTACCGAGTATTTGCCGATCGCTGCAATCGGCTGGTGCTCGAAGGCTGCCACATCGAATACCACAACACCGCCGCGAAAGCGACGACGGGCGCTGCAGCTAAATTCGATGACACCGACACCTACGGACCGATCGCGCTGACTGCGAACGCGCAAAACACGGTTTGCTTTGCGCTGAATGCGAACGTGCGAGATGCATTTATCCCGGC